AGTATATTATATTTATATTAGTATATTATATTTATATTAGTATATTATATTTATATTAGTATATTATATTTATATTAGTATATTATATTTATATTAGTATATTTTCCATTATTTTATTTCTATCTTCTTCACTTGTTCCACACATATGAACAAATAATGCATTTGCAACTTTATCAGGATAAGCTCTTATAATACAATTTAAAATATATGGGTCATGAATAATATATTGATTTGGAATTTGCGGCAATATATGTTCATAAATAGTCTTTTGTTCATATGGGAATGTATTCCACGGATAAGTATTTCGCAAAGACCATACCATTTCTTCATATTGCAATGCCTTTTTATTGACAAACTTTACCCCAGTGTTGATTGGAAACAATCCCCAATTATTTTCATGGAACAAATGATACAAAATATTTTCATCTGTCAAATTAATTTGATCTTCAACCTTCATATCGTAATTATTTACATAAACATCCGAATCCAACCATACAAACCATTCTGCATCCGGAAAAACTAACACAGCCCTTTGTATTATTAATGACCTGTGAAAATGTAAAATATGCGTAGATGTATCATCAGGTACTTCTTCACTGTAATAAAAATTATATCCGTGTAATTTCGTATATTTTTCTATAGACATTCTTGTTCGATTTGCATAAAATGTACCCTTTGGATAATGACCTGATATGAATACTATTTTATGTTCCATTAATAGTAAATCTATATCAATATATTTATATAGATTTATGCAGTATATATTTATATATGCGTTATTCTTGTAATTCACTTGGTTTTTTCATTATAAACCAAATATTCAATCCTAAAGTAACTGTATATACAAACTCACAATGTAAAAAATTACAAAGCTCTAACAATAAGTCACTGTTATAAACATAATGATGCAGACATCTATTATTAAAGTTGTCCAAACTTCGCAATGTAAATTGTGAAAAATCAACAGTAGGGCCCATCCATTGATAAATCGTGATTTTTTAAAATGTCATATACCTATTTCCAATACATTTTTTGCTGTATCTCGTTTTCTTGATAATAATTCTTGATAGATCTCTAAATATGAGTGTATTGTATTTTTATCGGTTCTTGAATTATCCACTAAATCAATTAAACTCATTGTACTAGTTTATGTAATAATATAAAATAAATATTAAATCATACAAACGAATTGTTCATAAATATAATCTATATACATGTTATTATCCTTCTACATATCCCCCACATACAGATATATTTCCACACACACCCATTTGCGATATATGAACTACTACGTTCTCAGTTTGTTGTTCCAATTCTCTTAAAAACATTGCAAAAATATTTTCATAGCCACAACAATTCACAAAATAATGATTTGCGTTCTGTAAAAATGCATACCATTGTAGGCTTTGTTCTCTCGGCAATTTATACAATATGGTAGATGCACATTCTTTTTCACAATAATATTGCACCAGTACTTGTTCATTATTGTTATATTTTTCATAAGAGAACTTATCGTTTAGTCTATATCTACCACTTAGTTTGTATAATGTGTCGTACTCTATTTTATTTGTCAATAAGTATTCTAGAGCATAGATAGTCATTGTTCCTTCACCCATAGACTTGGAATGTGAGTGTATTTTTTCTATATAAGATTTTTCTGGTAAGTCATACAAATTAATAAATATGTCCGTATTTTCCAAGAAAAACTGGTTCTCTTCTTTTGTTAAAGGAGAACATTCTATTACAATTATTTTGTTATTAGGAATACGGCTTCTTACTGATCAATCGTAGTCTTTGTTTGTTCAAATCGTTCTTGTTTTGTATATACGCTTCGCACTGCATTATACGACAATGGTTTATTAGGAGTATCTATTATAGATGGTATTAAACTTATGTTTTTTTTATTTATGTATGCATTTTCGTATGAGACTTCGTCTCTCCCGAATCCTACGGATTTGGCGGAGGGACTACGTCCTCTGGACTTAGCAAATCCTTGAATGTTCTCCACATCTTGTGCAATTTGTTTCTTATAATAATCCATTTGTAATCTGGTGTAATACTCGGTATTATGCATTGGATAGCTATTATAATCTAATTTAGATATATCCAGTTCATCCCACGAGTTCAATACTACCATCTGTACATTTAATTGGGTTCTCAGAATATCTATATGATAACTTTGTAATACAATAGGAATACACTTCAAATATATAGCTTCCCATAGCCTATGTGTATCTACTCCATTGCCTTCCGGACATATACAAAACTCATATTGCGATAAGATTTGATGATATTGTTCCGGGGATACTGTGGGTTCTTGGGAAAACTTTGTACACAATTTGTTATAACATTCTCTGCGTTTTGACTCATTTGTACCTATATTAAAATTAAAATACACAGATTTTGTTTTTGGTTTATCTAGGTTCTCCATTATTTTATCTGTATTTCCGTGAGGCCATTGGTCATTTGCTATACCTATTGGTAAAACACGCAGTTTGTCGTGCATAACTGTAAGATTTTGTGCATACCATTTTACTATGATTGGTTGCTCCAATAAATATTTGGTAGTTTCGTCGTCTTCTATTATACTATCACTATTATGGGTTATCAAAACAAACGGATTTTTAAAATACTTTATTATTTTTGCAAATGCATTTAGGCAATGTGTGTAGCAAAATATTGTTGGGGGATTATCATACTCACTATTTATGAATATTATATTACGTGTTTTCTCAGGTTCTCTTATTATTAATGGATTATAACAAAAATCTTCCGGATATCCGATATACACATCGGCCAATTGTTGCAATCTTTCACCTTTTATTATTTGATTTTGGGAAAACATTTAATACTATTACTGATTTAAATATATTTAAATGATTAATAATACAATTATACAATAAAGATGCACATAGTTCTCGCTTGTATAAACAATTTTCAAGAATATATTCTTACAAATATAAAACAACTTGTTAGACTTGGACATAAGTCTATCTATGTTCTTACTAACGTGGCATTTTTTCGAAGGTTCTCCGAGTTTTCAGAGAACATTACACTTGTTGCTATAGAAGAATTGACTGATTCCTATAACTACAATCAAAACACGCAATTAGACAATCAGTTTCGCGGAGGATTCTGGGCCCTTACTTCTGCCAGATTCTTTTATTTATACGAGTTTATGCGCTCTAGAAACATAGAAAATGTTATTCATTTGGAGAACGATGTTCTCATTTATCATAATGTGGATATGTTAGATGAGCTATTAGATAAAACCAAAATATATTTACCATTCGATACTTTCACACGCAATATTGCCAGTATAATGTTTATTCCGAATCATTATATATTCAAGACCGTGTTAGACAAATACGACTTTGCAAAAAATGATATGGAGAACTTTTCCATTATTCAAAGTCAAACTGGTATTATTGATAACTTTCCTATTTTTATCAATGACCCGAATGGTTCTCCAGAACACCAATTTGTCACCAAAAACTTTAAACAATTTAATATGATTTTTGACGCAGCCGCTATAGGTCAATATTTAGGTGGAGTTGACCCCCGTAATATTTCAGGAGACACCACTGGATTTGTGAATGAAACTTGCATTATTAAATACGACCAATACCAATTTATTTGGAATGCTTTTGATGATATTAGATGCCCCTATATAGTGTTTAAAGACGCTAGTGGTAATGATTGCGCTTATCCTGTATTTAATTTGCATATTCATTCAAAAGCATTAGATAAGTTTATATAATAGGCTAGTAAAATACTTAAATAATACAATCGTGTAATATCATATAATGGACAAATTAGGGATTGTTATTACCAGGCATGTGAGATGCCAAAAAACAAATGAAATATGGAATGAATGCTATAGATGCATTCGCAAATATTATCCCCATAATATTGTTATAATAATTGACGATGCTAGCAATTATGAATATATTAAAACTGACCATAATTTAACGAACTGTTTTGTCATACAAAGTGAGTTCCCCGGGGCAGGAGAACTTCTAGGATATTATTATTTCCATAAATATCATCTATTTGACACGGCTATTGTTATACACGACTCTTCATTTTTGAATGGACAATTGCCTATTGATAATATCAATACTGCAAGATTTATATGGCATTTCTCGCACGAATGGAACAATCCATCGGCAGAACTTGAATTATTACAAGTATTAAATAATACCGAATTATTGACAAATGTTTATAATGACACTAATTTGTGGAAAGGCGCTTTTGGAACTCAATCCATTATTACATATACATTCTTAGACGCTATAGTGCAAAAATATAACTTATTCAATTTGTTTCAATTAGTAAAACACCGCAATCAACGATGTAACTTGGAAAGAATATTTGGATTGGTTTGTTGTGTAGAAGACCCTCTTATAAATGAAAACCCATCTATCATGGGATTAATACACGATTGTGAAGGCTTTGGATCAGTTTCGTTTGAGAGATATAGAACTTGTTTTGATTGGTATTCACATCTAACTATTATAAAAACTTGGACGGGTAGATAATAATATTCGAAAACAATTATATAAAAATATCCTTCAACTAGTATATACGATAATTATGACCGAATTAGATTTGGGTTGGTGTCAAGGATACATGGCTTTACAATATCATTTGGAAGACGCATTTATAGAAAGTAATCTAGATATATCGTCTGTTTCATATCCACTATACAGACCGCCTATTGCTATTTTTGCTAAAAAATATTGTAATGAAATAAATGAACTAGACAATACTAAAAAACACGATTTTTGTTTTATAGGGTCAATGGAATCTTCCTATGAAAATAGAAAATGGGTTATTGACTTTGTAAAACAACATTTTACATCCAATTCTATTTTTATCAATACCGACTATAATGTTCATTGGCAATTACTCGGAGACTTTGATTATTCTGATAAAAAACTAGGATTTTGCCCAAAGCACCACGACCAGTCGAGAGATTCACAATATAGAATCGTGCAAGAAAACTTATTTTATTTTAATACTATGAAACAAAGTAAATATGTACTGTGTCCAGCCGGAGATACATCTTGGTCTTTCAGATTTTATGAAGTATTAATGTGCAAAAGTATTCCCATTGTTGAAACATGGCACCATACATATAGAACTGCCGAAGAATCCAGTATTGGCTATAAATATGTTTTATCAACTGCTACAGATCACGAATTGTTGGCTGATAATAGCTACATTGTGCTTGAAAATACCAAATTATTCGAAAAATATCATTTAATATCATAGCAACAAATTGTAAAACCAATATAAATACTATAATAGTAATACGACTCATAACTACGTATTGCATTCCAACTTTTCTAATTATAATTTATCTACTAATCCTCATTGGGATGGAACACATAACGATTATTTGTTTGTCGATAAATATATTTAAAAGATCATCAGTAATATCATAATATACTACTAATGATGCTATTTGACATAGTAATTCCAGTAGGACCTAATGATATTTATTTTATACATATACTTGTTCAATATACTAAACAAAATGTAATTGGTTTCCGTAATATTTATTTAGTTTCATACGACGACACATTGTTAGTAAATGGATGTATTACTATAAGTGAAAACATTTACCCGTTTTCCAAATCAGATATAGTATCTATAATGGGACAAGAATGTCGGCAAAACTGGTATTTACAGCAATTGCTTAAACTATATGCAGTATTTGTTATACCTGATATATTAGATAATGTCCTTATCATTGACGGCGATACATTTTTTTTAAAACCTACTCAATTTTTTAATGATAACGACGTTGGATTGTATTTTTATACGAATGAACACCATAAACCTTACTTTGCCCACATGAATCGCATGCACCCAAGTTTAGAGCGAGTTTTTGAGGACAAATCTGGAATTTGTCACCATATGCTACTACAAAAACCATATTTAATAGAGTTATTTGAACTAGTTAAACAACAACATAATCTGGATTTTTGGAAGGCTTTTTGGAATTGTGTAGTGGAATATAACACGTCTGGTGCAAGTGAATACGAAATATATTTCAACTTTATGTTAAAATATCACCCCAATAAAATACAATTGCGAGAACTTCGCCATAAAGATATACGACATTTTCAAGAAATACACAATGATATATACGATTACGTATCTTATCATTGGCATGGCAGATATTAGTGTTTAGTGAGTAGCTTCAAAAACTCTTGCTCACATTTTTTCATGGTTAATTTTGAGAGAACATATTCTCTCGGTCTATATTCATGCAATTTTGACATAAACAATTTATACATATAATCTAAATGTTCTCTTTTATAAAATATTTCGCCACATCGGTTATCCCAATATGGTACTACTGTTCCTGGTATATCGTCATAATTCGGTCCATACTCTTGATTCATTGATAATACATCCCATACTAGCAATGGAACATTGCACGAAAGAGCTTCTTCTAAAGCAAATCCTTGACTCTCGTGCCTACCTACCCATATACCATATTTTGCATTGCGTAAGCATTCTATATATTCCGCTTCATTATATCGTTTGTCATAGGAGAACAGTGTGTATGTCAAGCCAAATTCTTGCAATTTGTCTAGTATAAATTGCAAATCTCCAGGATTACGGGTTTTGTAATATACAAATACTTGTGTTCTCTGTTCTGATGGAATAGTTTCAATAAACCGATCAGTATCTACACCAAATGGAACCGGTTTTATATCTATATCTTTACACAACGGCGATACGCTCCATACATCTGCTGCCCACTGGCTAGGTTGAATATACAGTGTATTCGGTCCTTTTATCCACTGTAGGTTTTGTTCCGGAAATACGCTAAAATGTGGGCCAAAAATGAACCGAGTATTTGGATATTTGGATACATCTATGGGATGTGCCGGACTATATATTGCATCGTATTCGTTCAAATTGAATCTAGACAACTCCTCTGGCCAATAAAACGGAGTTATATGAATACTTTTATATGCATATAATGCTGCTCGGTTTTTGTGGTGAAAATCTCTATCCAGTAGTAATAATTTCATTGCTCTAAGTTTAATAATTAGTACTATGTTTTTATATTTATATAGTTATTTGGTCATATAAATATAAAAGGTTCTCATATTAATTTTTATTAGAATGTTGAAAATTATACACGGCGAAGGGTTTTTCAGTTGTTGTTCCGTTATTTTAAGTGATATAGTATTACATATAAATCAATGTGGTACATTGCCAATAGGTGTAGATTCATCTGATTTATTTAAAATGTATAAACCAAATGGAGAACAACGCGATATAACATATGATTATTTCGATCATTATAGCAAGTATTCAGAGCCTATTGAATATAGAGGGGGTATAAACTATGACTGGGGATGGCAGTTCTGGTATTATTCACAATTAGAATTTAGTCGAATAACTCCTTTAGTTCGCAAGTATTTTTCGCCGAATGAAGAAATAATGACTATTGTTTCTAAAATGGAAAACAAATATGGGCTTTCTGGGAACTATGAAAATATTTGTGTACTTTTTCATAGGGGAAATGACAAACAGCGCGAAACTCAATTGTGTACATACGAAGATATTATTCAAAAATCTATAGAAATACGCGAGGCTTACCCGGGGGTCCGATTTTTGTTGCAAAGTGATGAAACTGATTTTATCGAAGAATTTGGGCAATTATATCCAGATCACATTTTGTTCAGTGATGAAATAAGACATATCCGTAAATGCGATAATACCGTAGATAAGGTTATGCCGCATATGAATTACGAGTTCTCCAAATATTTCCTAGCTATTGTTATTATTATGTCGAAATGCAAACACGTAGTATGTGGTTCTGGTAATATATCTATGTGGATTGCATTTTTTAGAGGAGGAATAGAGAACTTTCATCAGTTTTTTAATGGTAGATGGGTTTAATTATATGAAAATATACATATACTAAAGCATATTTCAGGTTGCAATATATTGAGTACAATAAAAATATAGATGTATGGTGTATGCACGTTTTTGCACAGTTTTTTTGTTCAAAGAAGGGACAGCGGAAGAAAAATGGACATTCCTAACTATGTCCATTTTTTAATATATGAAATAAAATGTTGAAAAAAACGTGCGTAACACTGATATGGTAAGAAACCCAAAAAAATACGTTTCAAAATGACTGCATAAAAATATTTATATTTTGCGTTAAACCATTTAGGCGTTTTTCTCGTTATCATTTATAGGATAACATATGTCGTCCGAAAAACGCCAAAAAACGCCAAAAAACGCCAAAATATTTTCTTGTGATTTTTGTGATTTCAAATGCAGTAAACAATCGGATTTTGATAGACATTTATCCACTCGAAAACATCAAATGATAACAAATGATAACAAAAAAATGCCAGAAAACGCCGAAAAACGCCAAAGCAGATTATCGTGTCATTGTGGAAAAACTTACCAATATAGATCCGGTCTAAGCAGACATAGAACATTATGTACTGTCCCTGAACCGGCACAGCAAAATACGTGTGAAATATCTATGGATGAATTAACTAATGCAGTGATTTCACCGTATGCAAATACTCACATAATCGTTCCGCCATATAATCCACATCCGGAAATACAACCATCTGAATCAACCAGACTGATTTTAGAGCTAATGCGCGATAATCAAGAGTTTAAAAACTTATTAATTGAACAAAATAAAGTTATGTTAGAATTAGTTAAAAATACACAAATTGTAGCGGCAAACAATTCAACTATTGCAAGTAATAATAATAATAACAATAATTCAAATAACAAACAATTCAATATCCAGTTTTTCTTAAATGAACAATGTAAAAATGCAATCAATTTATCCGATTTTGTGGAAAACTTGAAACTTAATTTTGATGATTTGGAGAACGTGGCCGATAAAGGTTATGTGGAAGGTATAACACAGATATTTATGAATGGTCTCAAAGAATTGGATATATATACTCGCCCAGTGCATTGCACAGATGTAAAACGCGAGACTGTACACGTGAGAGAAAACAGTATATGGGTAAAAGATACTTTGGATCAAGCTAAAATAAAGGCAGCGATACGCCGCATTGCATTTCGAAATATTCAACAAATAAGTAAATGGAATAAAGAACATCCAGACTATAAAATATTGGATTCCAATGATTTCAAAAGGTCATTTCAAATAATGAAACAATCTCTAGGTAATACGGTTCCAGGTGGAGTAGAAAAAAATAACGATAAAATAACTAGAAACCTTTTGAAAGCTGTTTATTTGGATAAACAAGACCCGAGTTTATTATGTGTATAAAAGTATTTTATATTTATCAGATATAAATATGAAATATATAGTAAAGTTAATATTGTCATTCTCTTATCCGTACATAGCACGCATTTCACGGTATGTCATTTGGCGACCAGTTTTTTCTTTAAACTCTTTTGCTCCGGATGACATTATAGAAACCAATTTTTCACCAAAATCTGGCTTTTGGTCTGTATTAGACGCAAGTTGTGCAACCTCTATTTCTGCCCTTTTCTCTAATTCTAGCATAACGCTTTTTGTTATAGTATCACTAGATACGTTATTAGTCGATTGAGTATTTATAGAGCTCATATGTATTATGTATATAACACATATTAGTTAGTTTTTATATTATTTTATATTATACAATACATTTATGCAGACAAAACTAAACCAGAACGAGTGGTAATTCCACTAGATACAGTTGATGTTTTATAGCTATACATTCCATTTTCCAATTTGTTCTTATTCTGAAGCCATGCCGAAGTTGATTCCGTAAAATCAAACACCGGCGCATCTCGTTTAGTTTGAGAACGAGTTGCTGGAGAAGATGATTGAGGCCTAGAAACTGGTTCTATAGTAGTAGATATAACAACAACTGATTTAGACTGAGATAATTTGGATTGACTTCGGGTATGCATTTATACTGTGTAATATGATATAACCAAATGTTTATATCATTTTATAGAGTAGTATTTTCTACAACTGCATTAATGTGTTTATACAATATCTGATAAAATTGTTCGTATGTCATATTAGACAATAGTTTTTCTCTACGCATTGTGACTGAACACCCCCCGGTTCCGACCATAGACACATCAAACTTGCAAATACCGGCGCGAAAACAATATCGCAAAATATGTTCCAAGTTCTCCAAATTGGTTTCAGAAACGTGTAGGTGCAGAGAAATCTTGGACAACGGAACCCCGAAATAATGAATGGTTTCAACGATATACGTAAAGTCATCATATAACAGAGAACCACAAGTATCGGATAAACATAATTCATCAAACGAGAACTCGTCGGAATTATAACTCAATATTTCGCGTACTATAAAATCATTGTCGATTTTTCCAGAAATAGGGCATTCATTAATGCAAGAAATATACAGTTTTTTCTTGTATTTATCGCCATTAGGTTCTCCTTTTAGGTTTTCAAACATCCTAACAAAATCGGATTTCACTTGTTGAAGTGTCATATTGGTATTCTGTAATTGAAACTTATCCGACACAGAAGTAATAAAAGAAAAATGTGTCATACCATAATTAATTGCAGTTCGTATTTTTGAAACGGCAGGGATGAGAACATATGCACTTCTTAAAGGTTCTTTATGTGAAGCTGTAAAAGTGGATATAGCATATGTATGAAGTTCTCGAGTATCGGCCATAATAGGAAGCAATTTATATGAACATAGAGAACCTATTTCAATAGATTGTGGCTGATATTTTGTATGAATAGTATTGAAAACTTCGCGCTTTTTACTTGTTGGCCAATCGATCGGAGTAGCACCTTGAATACCGTCTCTTAAGGAAACATCGAATAAAATCGGCGATATTTTGTTGTATAGTTCTCGGTGAGTACTAGATTTGGAAATAATGGTTCGAATAAAATGAGAATAAGATTGCATTCTGTGTATACGTGTATTGGTATAGTATATACTACTATTATGTTTATATATTTTTCGGTCTACATATGTAG